ATGAAGCGTTTCTCTAACGGTCGCGGTTTCTGGTGTCTCGGCGGTAAGGCTGCAAAGAACTATCGTGAGAAATCGGTTGATGTTGCCGGATATGACGAACTGGCGGCATTCGATGAGGACATCGAGAAAGAAGGTTCGCCAACGTTTCTGGGTGATAAGCGAATCGAGGGTTCTGTCTGGCCCAAATCAATCCGCGGCTCTACCCCAAAAATTCGTGGTACCTGCCAGATTGAACGAGCCGCCAGCGAATCGCAGCATTTTATGCGCTTCCATGTTGCGTGTCCGCACTGCGGGGAAGAGCAATATCTCAAGTTCGGCGATCGTGAAACGCCTTTTGGTTTTAAATGGTCTCCTGGTGAGCCCTCCAGCGTTTTTTACCTGTGCGAGCATAACGGGTGCGTCATTAAGCAACAGGAGCTGGACTTTACCAATGCGCGCTATATCTGTGAGCGAACTGGCATCTGGACGGGCGACGGCCTTAACTGGTTTTCTTCATCTGGTGGAGAAATAGATCCGCCAGACAGTGTGACCTTCCATATCTGGACGGCCTATAGCCCCTTCACCACCTGGGTGCAGATTGTAAAAGAGTGGATAAAGACCAGGGGTGATACAGGCAAACGTAAAACCTTTACTAACACCACCCTCGGGGAAACCTGGGAGCCGAAAATTGGTGAACGGCCTGATGCCGATCTTATCGAAGAGCGAAAGGAACTCTTTGCTGCCGCAGTGCCGGATCGCGTTGTCTATTTGACCGCCGGGATTGACTCACAGCTTGACCGTTACGAAATGCGAGTCTGGGGCTGGGGACCTGGTGAAGAAAGCTGGCTGGTAGACCGACAGATTATCATGGGGCGTCATGATGACGAGCAGACCCTTAAACGCGTCGATGAGGCGATCAATAAGACCTATAAACGACGCAATGGCGCGGAGATGAGCATTTCCCGCATCTGCTGGGATATCGGGGGGATTGATCCCACAATCGTTTATGGCCGTTCGAAAAAGCATGGTCTTTTCCGCGTAATCCCCATCAAAGGTGCTTCTGTATACGGTAAACCTGTAGCGAATATGCCGCGTAAACGAAATAAAAACGGGGTGTATCTGACGGAGGTTGGTACCGATACGGCGAAGGAGCAGATTTATAACCGATTAACTCTTATTCCGGTTGGTGATGAGCCAATGGCCGGCGCCGTTCATTTTCCTAACAACCCGGAAATCTTCGACCTGACCGAGGCTCAGCAGCTGACAGCAGAGGAACAGGTTGAAAAATGGGTAAACGGCGAGCGGAAAATACTCTGGGACAGTAAGAAACGCCGTAATGAGGCGCTGGACTGTTTTGTCTACGCGCTGGCAGCTCTGCGGATAAGCGTCTCCCGCTGGCAGCTGAATCTTGAGTCTCTTCTGATAAGCATGCAGGAGGACGAACATACCTCTAAACCGAAAAAGACCCTGGCGGATTATGCCCGGGCATTAGCCGGAGATGAATAATGGCAACACAGTCTGAACTGGACAGTGCCCGCGCCGCACTTCATGACCTGATGACAGGGAAACGCGTTGCGACGGTACAGAAAGATGGCCGCCGCGTTGAGTTTACTGCCACGTCAGTTGCTGATTTGAAAAAATATATTGCCGAACTTGAAGTTCAGATTGGCATCACCAGTCGCCGGCGCGGGCCAGCAGGATTTTACGCATGAAATTACCAGCACTTGTTGGACCCGACGGTAAAACGTCGCTCCGGGAATATGCCGGATACCATGGTGGGGCTGGTGGCTTTGGTGGCCAGCTGCGCGCGTGGAATCCACCCAGTGAAAGTGGTGATGCCGCACTTCTTCCGAACTTCCAGCGTGGAAACGCCCGCGCCGACGATCTTGTTCGTAATAACGGCCTAGCGGCGAATGCGGTACAGCTTCACCAGGATCATATCGTTGGTTCATTTTTCCGTCTTAGCCACCGGCCTGCCTGGCGCTATCTTGGGATCAGCGAAGAGGACGCGCGTGCTTTTGCCGGTGAGTGTGAGGATGCCTGGAAAGAATATGCGGAGGACGACCACTGCTTTATTGATGCCGAACGCAAACGCACGTTCACCATGATGATCCGTGAAGGGGTGGCCATGCACACTTTTAACGGAGAGCTATTTACTCAGGCGACCTGGGATACCAGTTCGGACAGGTTATTCCGGACACAGTTTAAGATGGTCAGTCCTAAACGGATCGGTAACCCAGGCAATCAGGGCGATACCAGAAACTGCCGGGCAGGGGTAAAGATTAATGATGTTGGCGCCGCCCTGGGGTACTACGTCAGCGAGGATAACTATCCCGGCTGGATGGCTCAAAAGTGGAATTATATTCCGCGTGAACTACCGGGCGGGCGAACGGCCTTTATTCATGTGTTTGAGCCTATGGAGGATGGACAGACAAGAGGGGCGAATCAGTTTTATAGCGTTATGGAGCAGATGAAAATGCTTGATACGCTGCAAAATACCCAACTGCAGAGCGCCATCGTCAAGGCGATGTATGCCGCCACTATTGAAAGTGAGATGGATACCCAGACGGCGATGGACTTTATCCTCGGCGCGGACAATCCGGAGCAGACGAAAAAGCTGAACGGATGGCTTGGGGAAATCGCAACTTATTATGCGGCCGCCCCGGTCAGGCTTGGAGGGGCGAAGGTGCCACACCTGATGCCCGGGGATTCACTGAATCTGCAGTCCGCTCAGAATACCGATAATGGGTACTCCGTATTCGAGCAATCGTTATTACGTTATATCGCCGCGGGACTTGGCGTTTCATACGAACAGTTATCCCGCAATTACTCACAGATGAGTTACTCCACCGCACGCGCAAGCGCCAATGAGTCCTGGGCTTATTTTATGGGCCGGCGCAAATTTATCGCTTCCCGGCAGGCGAGCATGATGTTTTTGTGCTGGCTGGAAGAAGCGATTGTCCGTCGTGTTGTCACTCTGCCATCCCGCGCCCGTTACAGTTTCCAGGAGGCCAGAACAAGCTGGGCGAACTGCGACTGGATCGGCTCCGGCAGGATGGCGATTGACGGCCTTAAGGAGGTGCAGGAAGCGGTTATGCTGATTGAAGCAGGCCTCAGCACCTATGAAAAAGAATGCGCGAAGCGCGGCGATGATTATCAGGAAATCTTTGCCCAGCAGGTGCGTGAAACGATGGAACGGCGCCAGGCCGGGTTAAAACCGCCTTCGTGGGCTGCTGCGGCGTTCCAGTCTGGTCTGGATAATTCCGGTAAGGAGGAACAAGATGACGCCCGAGCTGCGTAACCTTCCACATATTGCCAGCCTGGCATTTAACGAACCGCTGCTCCTTGAGCCCGCCTATGCGCGGGTTTTCTTTTGCGCGCTGGCAGGCCAGCTGGGTATTACCCGCCTGACTGATACCGTATCGGGGACAACCCTGGGCGCCGAGCAAATGGCGGAACCACTGATGCTATTCGGTAACGAGGAGGCCGGGCCGCGTCCGGCTCGTAGCTATCAGGTAATGAATGGCATTGCGGTATTACCGGTTGCCGGGACCCTGGTCAATAAAACCCGCTCACTCCAGCCGTATTCCGGCATGACCGGGTACAACGGTGTGATTGCCCGCCTGCAGCAGGCTATCAGCGATCCTGATGTTGACGGTGTTTTGCTGGATATGGATACACCCGGCGGGATGGTCGCCGGAGCTTTTGACTGCGCCGACATTATTGCCCGGGCTCGCGATATTAAACCTGTCTGGGCGCTGGCTAACGATATGAACTGCAGCGCCGGACAGCTTATCGCCAGTGCGGCATCACGCCGGCTGGTGACACAGACCGCAAGGACGGGGTCTATCGGTGTGATGATGGCCCACAGCAATTATGGTCAGGTGCTGAAATCTCAGGGAGTCGAGGTCACGTTGATTTACAGCGGCGACCACAAGGTTGATGGCAACCCTTACGAAAAATTGCCGAAAGATGTTCGTGAAGCTTTTCAGTCCCGTATCGATGCCACCCGGCAGATGTTTGCTGAAAAAGTGGCGGGTTATACGGGGATGTCGGTGAGGGCGGTTCTCGATACTGAGGCTGCGGTCTTCTCCGGGCAGGAGTCCATTGATCATGGGCTGGCGGACGAGCTTGTTAACAGTACAGATGCGATCGGCGTGATGCGTAGCGCGCTGGATACCAAAAAGACCATCCATATCGGAGGAACGATGAAGACAACGACGACGAATGCAGCTGCAACCCAACCAGATGCCAATGCCGCGCCGGAAACCAATGGAGCAATTGCAACCACTCCGGCAGCTCCAGCGGCTGTTGCACCTGCACCGGATGTAAATGCCCTGGTTGCTGCGGCGGTCTCTGCTGAGAATGCCCGAATTATGGGGATCCTAAACTGTGAGGCCGCGAGCGGCCGGGAGGAACAGGCACGCGCGCTGGCAGAGACGCCTGGAATGACGGTTGAGCATGCACAGCGCATTCTGGCGGCGGCGCCGCAAAGTTCACAGGCCCGAAGCGAAACCGCGCTGGATCGCCTGATGGAAACCGCACCAGAAACGCTGGCGTCCGGAGCACCGGCTGCCAGTGAAACAGATGATTTGATGAATACTCCTGTTTAAGAGGCTCACATGGCTAACACTGAAGAATTTACACACTACCAGCCGCTGGGTAATAGCGATCCAGCCCACACCGCTTATGGCGCTGGCGCACTGGCCGCGGCAACGCCCGTTATGACTCCGTTAATGCTGGAGGCGACGGCGGGAAAACTGGTTGCTTGGGACGGCGAGCATGCCGGCACGGCATGCGGCATCCTGGCGGTAGCCGCCGACCAGAACAGCACGGAGCTTACCTTTTATAAATCCGGCTCCTTCCGTATTGAAGATATTCACTGGCCGGATGCAGTCACCGACGACAGCATTAAACGTAATGCCTTTGCTGGCACTGCTATCAGCATTGTTTAACCGAATCCTTTACCACATCGTTATTCATAAAAGCCGCATATGCGGCTTTTTTTATGGGAAAAATCTATGTCAGTTTATACAACAGCCCAACTGCTGGCGGTCAATGAGAAGAAGTTCAAATTCGATCCGCTTTTCCTGCGCATCTTCTTCCGTGAAAGTTATCCCTTCACGACTGAGAAGGTCTACCTGTCGCAAATTCCTGGCCTGGTCAACATGGCGCTGTATGTGTCGCCGATTGTCTCCGGGAAAGTAATTCGCTCTCGTGGCGGCAGCACGTCAGAATTTACCCCGGGCTATGTGAAGCCTAAACACGAAGTTAACCCACAAATGACTCTCCGCCGCCTGCCTGATGAAGATCCACAAAATCTGGCAGACCCTGCTTATCGCCGTCGCCGCATTATTCTTCAGAACATGAAAGATGAGGAGCTGGCGATTGCGCAGGTTGAAGAGAAGCAAGCAATTGAAGCTGTGCTCTATGGGAAATACACCATGAGTGGAGAAGCATTTGAGCCAGTAGAAGTGGATATGGGGCGCAGTGCCGGCAATAACATCATTCAGGCGGGGGCGGCAGCATGGTCCGGCCGTGATAAAAAAACCTATGATCCGACCGATGACATTGAAGCCTATTCGCTTAACGCCAGCGGTACGATCAACATTATTGTTTTCGATCCGAAGGGCTGGGCACTGTTCCGTTCTTTCGATGCCGTCAAGGAGAAACTGGATACTCGCCGTGGCTCAAATTCGGAGCTGGAAACTGCCCTGAAAGACCTGGGTAAAGCCGTTTCTTATAAGGGCATGTACGGCGATGTAGCCATTGTGGTTTATGCCGGTCAGCTCGTTGAAAACGACGTCAAAAAAAATGCTCTGCCGGACCTGTCAATGGTACTGGGTAACACCCAGGCCCGTGGTCTGCGCACCTATGGTTGCATCCTTGATGCTGACGCCCAGCGCGAAGGTATTAACGCTTCAACTCGCTACCCAAAAAACTGGGTTCAGTCGGGAGACCCTGCTCGCGAATTCACCATGATTCAGTCAGCACCGCTAATGTTGCTGGCTGATCCGGATGAGTTCGTCTCCGTAAAACTGGCCTGACGAGCTGGACCACGGCCCTTCGGGGCCTTTTTTATAAAAAAGGAAACAGTGATGACCAAAGAAGAGTTGATTGCCCGTCTGAAAGAGCTGGGCATCATGCTGAACCGTGAGATCAGTCTGACCGGATCAAAAGAAGAACTGGCGCTACGTGTTGCTGAACTGGAAGAGGAGCTTGGTGATGATGTCGACGATGGTGACGATAGCAATGTAACTGGTACCGGAAATACTGCATCCGGCGATGAGGGGAAGCATAGCGACGCGCAGACCTCAGCATCCCAGGAAAAAAAATCCGTATTTGGTGACCTGGTAGCGGTGGAAACGCGTGCGACGTTACACCTCGAAGCATTTCACGCTGTAAAAAATGAAAAGTTGAGCCTTGTTTTGCCGGGAACCACCGTTCGTGTCAGCGCCGGGGATGCAGAAGAGCTGATTACACGGGGGCTGGCTGTCGAACTATAGCGGAGCGGACATGACAGATTTCGATAATGTTTTCGATGCTGCTATATCGCGGGCCGATGAAACGATCCGCTCAACCATGGGGACGGTGGCGCTTATCACCTCGGGCGGACTTTCCGGGCTGAGTATTTCCGGTGTCTTTGATGATCCAGAAAATATTGGCTATGCGGTTCCTGGTGTGAGAGTGGAGGGCACAAGCCCTTCTTTTTTCGTGAAATCGACAGATGCCAGCGAGTTACAGCGGCTGGATACCCTCACCATTAACGGAATCTCCTACTGGATTGACAGGATTGGTCCGGACGATTGCGGATCCCGCCATCTCTGTCTAGGCAACGGGCAGCCCCCCGCAGGAAACCGCCGCCGATAGGAGGTGTAATGGGTATTAAGGGTCTGGAACAAGTCATTGCAAACCTCAATAGCCTTGATCGCAATATGGTGCCTAATGCCAGCGCCTGGGCAATCAATCGAGTAGCCAGAACAGCAGTCACCGCTGCAACCCGAAAAGTAGCTAAGGAAACCATCGCAGGGGATAACCGAGTGAAAGGCCTCCCGGTCAAACTGGTTAAACAGAGGGTAAGGGTCAGCAAAGCATCTTCAAATGGCCGAATGAACGCCAGGATAAAGGTTAATCGGGGGAACTTGCCGGCGATCAAACTGGGCGCTGCCCAGGTCCGCTTAACCAGAAAGAAAGGGGCGCTTCTACGGAGAGGGAGTGTCCTGAAGATCGGAAAATATCTTTTCAGGGACGCTTTCATTCAGCAATTAGCCAACGGTCGCTGGCATGTCATGAAGCGTATTGAAGGTAAAAATCGCTACCCCATCGATGTTGTGAAAATCCCACTGGCTGCGCCGCTTACAACTGCTTTCGAAGCGGAGAAGAAACGCATGCTTGATGTGGAGATGCCAAAGCAACTGGCCGCTGCGCTCAAGCAACAACTGAGGTTACACCTGAAACGATGAAACATACCGAAATACGCCAGGCCGTGATCGATGGCCTGGAAAGCGTGATAGGGAATAGCGCCTTTTTTTTTGATGGTCGTCCAGCTGTCATTGAGGAAGAAGATTTTCCTGCTGTGGCAGTTTATCTGACTGATGCCGAATACACCGGGGAGGAACTGGATGCTGATACCTGGCAGGCCACTCTACATATTGAAGTTTTCCTTCCTGCCCAGGTACCTGACTCCGAACTTGATGAGTGGATGGAAGCCCGGGTTTACCCGGCAATCTCAGGTATCTCCGCGCTGAGTGGACTGATTTCCGTGATGGTACAGCAGGGTTACGAATACCAGAGGGATGACAGCCTCGGGCTCTGGAGCTCCGCGGATATGAAATATTCAATTATTTATGACATGTGAGGATTTATGCCAACACCTAATCCACTTGCTCCGGTAAAAGGGGCGGGAACAACACTCTGGTTGTACACGGGGACCGGGGATGCTTATGCAAACCCTTTGTCCGATGCTGACTGGCAACGCCTGGCAAAAATTAAGGAGCTGACGCCGGGTGAAATGACGGCGGAGTCCTACGATGATACCTATCTTGATGATGAAGATGCAGACTGGACCGCTACCGCCCAGGGGGCAAAATCGGCAGGGGATACATCATTAACGCTGGCCTGGAAACCGGGAGAAGAGGGTCAAAAATCGCTGGTGGCCTGGTTCGTCGATGGCTCTGTACGGGCGTACAAAATTAAGTATCCGAATGGTACCGTGGATGTGTTCAAAGGCTGGTGCAGTAGCCTGGGTAAAGCCATCCCCGCGAAGGAAGTGATCACGCGTACCGCCAAAATCACCAATACCGGGAAACCGGAACTGGCGGAAGAAAGCGGCAACCCGCCGATCGCAGTGACCGGCATCAAACTCGACAAGGCAACGGCCAGCGTGGCCGTCGGCGCAACCACAACGCTAAACGTCACCTTCCTGCCTGCCAGCGCATCGGAACAGTCTTTCCGTGCGGCGACCTCGGATAGCGCGAAGGCGACTGTGGCCGTGAGTGGTAAATCTCTGATTGTCACCGGCGTGGCGGCTGGCACGACCGACATTATTGTCATGAGCAATGACGGTAATTTTGTGGCGACCTGCAAAACCACTGTGACGGCTTCCTGAGGATAGAGGCATGAGCATGTTTTTGAAAAAAGACGAATTCACTTATAACGGTGCCGCGATACCAATCACCGAATTATCGGCGCTACAGCGTATTACTTATCTCGAATATCTGGCCGCGGAAGAAAAAGCCTTATCAGCCATTTCTGATGACCTGGATGAGCAGACAATGTCCACCAGGCTGGTCAGTATGAGTATTCGCGCAGGCGCGCGCCTTATCGCGCTCTCGCTCTGGCATAACGATCCGAAAGGGGCAACTGAAGAAGAACTGCACCAGCAGGTGATGAGCACCTGGCCAGCGGAGGCAATTGGCAAAGCGGAAATGCAGATCAAGCTGCTCTCCGGCATGCTGGCGCCGGTTGTCGAAGAAGATCAACCCGCGGATGAACACATTGATGCCACCGCACTGGGTGATGAACCTGTTACTGCGGAAAAGCCCTAGCCAGTGAGCTTGATTTTGTCCTGAAGCTGGCGCGCGAGTTCGGGCGACCCGACTGGCGCGCCATGCTTGCTGGCATGACGTCCTCCGAGCTCGGCGACTGGCATCACTTTTACCGGGAGCGTTTTTTTCAGGACGCGCAGCTCGATGCCCACTTCTCCGGGCTGCTTTACACCATTTCAACCTTCTTATACCGGGATCCGGACATCACCCCTGCACACTTCAGCCTGCTGTCCCCCTCCGCTGAGGCTGCAGCGGATCATGTGCAGGATGATGACGCCATGATGCTGGCCGCAGAGGGAATAACGGGAGGCACCAGATATGGCCCAGCAGATTAGCGATCTTGTCATCAACCTGGATGTCGACAGCGCCACATTCACAGAACAGATCGCCAGGATTAAGGGGCAACTGTCCGGTATGGCGGATGAATCGGACAAAGTGCAGACGCGCATGCGTAGTGCGGCAGAGGCGCAAATCAGCGCGCTGAAAACCACCAGCGCCGCCAGCGCAGGCGCCGTGTCCGATATGCAGAAGCGACAGGCTGATGCCGCCGCTGGGCTTCAGAGCGAACTGCAGCGAGTCTCCAAATCGGTCGATGAGACTTACCAGCGCGTCACCGGGTTAAACCAGCGTTATCGGGAGAATGACGCGCAGGCAGAGGCGCTGGCGCGGCGGCAGGATGCGCTGGCGGAATCGTTCTTCAGGCAGATAGATGGCGTCCGATCTCTTAACGGTGAAACGCGGTCGCTGGCGAGTGTCCAGGAACAATTTCGCAAGGCCCGCGCACAGGGGAACATCACTCAGGGTGATTATCTCTCTTTGATTTCCCGCACCACGGCGCGGCAGAAAGAACTTCAGCAGGTTGAGGAAAAAGCGAACCAGGCGCGCGAGAAATTTCTTCGTCAGCTGAAGGCGCAGGTTGTTGAGCAAAAGCTTTCTGGCACAGAGCTCCTGAGAATGAAAGCGGCGCAGGTTGGCGCCGGCGATGCAGCTGAAGTCTATATCCGTAAACTGGAGGCGGCAAAGGTTGCCACGCACAGCCTTGGTCTCGAGAGTGCTGGCGCGCGGAGGGAACTTGGCGTGCTGATGGGGGAGCTGCTGCGTGGTAACTTTGGAGCGCTTCGCGGATCCGGCATCACCCTGGCTAAGCGGGCAGGATGGATAGATCAATTAATGACGCTGCGCGGTCTCGGCATCGCTGGTGTTGTCGGCGGCATAGCGGCATCCGTCGTTCTGCTGGGGAAGGCGTGGTACGAGGGCGGGAAGGAAGCCGAGGAGTTTAATAAACAGCTTATTCTCACCGGGAACTATGCCGGGAAAACCTCGGGACAACTGCAGGCGCTGGCGCGGAGCATCTCCGGGAATGGAATCACTCAGCACACCGCGGCAGGAGTATTAGCGCAGGTTGTCGGAAGTGGGGCATTCGGTGGCGCTGACGTCGAGCGGGTTGCCAACGTGGCTGCCAGGCTCCAGCAGGCAACCGGCCAGGCGGTGGATGAAACCATTAACCAGTTCAAACGGCTGAAAGAGGATCCGGTTAATGCGGTCGCAACGCTGAATGATTCGCTGCATTTTCTTACCGCAAGCCAGTTTGAACAGATTTCATCTGCGCAGGCGATGGGGGATTCGCAGCGCGCTGCCGAGCTCGCGATGCGTGCCTGGTCCGACAGCGTTATCCAGCGTGCAAATGCGGTGAAGGAAAATCTGGGGACACTGGAAACCGCGTGGAACTGGGTGAAAAATGCCGCCAGCGGCGCCTGGGATGCCATGATGGGCATTGGTCGTAATCCTGATACGGCCATGAAGCGGCAGGGAGCTTTTGCAGACTGGCAGGCTGCGGAAAAAGAACGTCGGGCGCTGGAAGCCAACCTGAAGGTCGATCCTGACTATGCGGGAAACAATCCATTAATCAAAGCCGATGCCGAACGTTTACGTATTGCCACTCAACGGGCAGAGTTGGCGAAACAAACTTTTGACGAGGCTGATAAAGCATACGCTAAGGAAGGTTTAGCCGCGGCGCGCGAGAAGCTGCGCAATGGCCAGCAGAAGCAGGCAATAAGGAATCAGCAGCAGTTTAACCAGCTTCTTGATGCCGGACTAAAACCTGCCGAGCGGCGGGCCCGCGCTCAGGAAGAATTTAATAAGCTGGTTGCGAAAAATAAACAGGATGCCATCGATGGGATTGCCACCCGCTGGACGGACAGCGATATCGCGAAAATCCGTGCGGGTATAGATAGCAAATACAAAGATCCGAAAACGTCGAAAGGCAGGCAATATACTACACCCGCTGGCAACAAAGCTGAGGAAGGGGCGCAGGCGGAGCTGCTGACGCTGCAGGCGCAGCTTAAAACCCTGCAGCAGCATACCGACGTTAACGATGTGATCAGTAAGCAGCGCCGCGATCTCTGGCAGACGGAAAACCAGTATGCCGTTTTACAGGAGGCCGCCGGCCGTCGCCAGTTGTCCACGCAGGAAAAATCCCTGCTGGCCCACAAAAATGAAACGCTGGAATACAAACGCCAGCTTGCCGATCTCGGTGATAAGGTTGCCCGGCAGCAGAAGCTGAATAATCTTGCAGATCAGGCCAATAAATTCGCGCAGCAGCAGAGTGCGATCCGGGCGGGGATAAAGGCTCAGGCTGACGGGCTTTCTGGCAGGGAGTCAAACAGAAGGACCACACTTGAAAAGCTGAGTGAAACGTACGCCTTCAATCCTGATGCGCAGCGGAAGGTGCTGGCGGAACAGCAAGCCACCTATGAAGCTGAGGATGCATTGCGCGGTAACTGGCTGGCCGGCGCCAAACAGGGGTGGGCGGAGTATCAGGATTCGGCCACAGATGTTTTCTCATCTGTGAAAGATATTTCTCAGGCCACATTCAGTGGTCTGGCCAACCAGCTGACAGCGCTGACAACAACCGGAAAGGCGAGCTTTAAGGAGTTCACCACATCCATTCTGAAGATGATTGTTCAGGTCATCAATCAGCTGATCGTGGCCTATACCATTCAGGCGGCTATGGGGTGGATCAACGGTAGCGCAAGCAATACATCATCTGGGCAATCAGTTCCGGTACCCTCTTATCGTCCGCCAGGATACGACGGCGGCGGCTACACTGGCCACGGCGGTAAATATGAGCCTGCTGGCGTTGTGCACCGCGGTGAGTTTGTATTCACAAAAGAGGCGACCAGCCGCATTGGGGTGAGCAATCTTTACCGGATGATGCGCGGTTATGCTGCCGGCGGGTATGTCGGCAACGCTGCCAGCCCGGCGAGTGTCTCCCCTGGCGGTGTGATGGTCAACATGGGGGGCGTCTATATCAGCAGCGGGAGCGAACAGCAGTCTACGCAGCGGTCAGCGATTGACAGTAACGGTATCCTTAAGCAACTGAAACCCGCCATCATCAGCGTCGTCAGCGAACAGGCCCAACGGCCCGGGACGCCGCTGTGGAAGGCAATAAAAGAAGGGCGTTAATACCTGAGGCCGCTTTGCGGCTTTTTTACTGGCTGAGATAAAGGCTATTTATGACTATTGAAACATTCTCCTGGCGAATTCAGGCCGCCAGTCAGCCTGCGATAACGAGTAAGGATAATATTCGCAAGGCGCAATTTGGCGACGGTTATGCGCAGGTTTCAGGGGAAGGAATAAACCCGGAAACCTTAAATTATGCATTTTCATTTTCAGGGGATCTGCAAACCGCGCTGGATATTTATAAATTCCTGCGGCGTCATAAAACCAAATCATTTGCGTTTAAGCCACCGTATGACGAGCTGGCGCTCTGGAGGGTACAGGCTGACAGCCTGCAAAAAAACGTTCTGAATAACAGAATCATGACAGTCACCGCAACATTTGAACAGGCATTCGCACCATGAGTCTTCACGCTGATTATCAGAAACTGGAGCCGGGAGATGAAATCCGGCTTTTCGAAATTGATGGTAGTGCTTTTAATATGGGGGATATTTTATATTTCCACGGATATAACATTCCCCATACTGAAGCGGAAATTTTAGCCGCTGGTGGCGATGAATCGAAGCTGCCAGCTAAAAGTATCTGGTGGCAAGGTACTGAATATAAAGCATGGCCGTGTGAATTAGAGGGTATCGAATCATCAACATCGGGAAGCGATGCGCAACCGACTTTACGGGTGGGCAACATTAACGGGTCGATATCCGCGTTGTGCCTATATTATGACGACCTGGCACAGGCTCGCGTTACTATCCGTGAGACGCAAAAACAATATCTTGACTCACGAAACTTTTCGGAAGAAAACTCAACCGCAGATCCGACGCAGGAAAAACGGCATCTGTATTTTATTGATACTAAAAGCCTTGAAACCGACGAATTGGTCGAGTTTACGCTTTCCAGTCCGATGGATCTGCAGGGGGTTTTGATTCCGACCCGGCAATATCACTCGCTTTGCACCTGGTGTATTCGCAATAAATACCGCAGTGGTGATGGTTGCGACTATGCCGGGACAAAGTATTTCGACAAGAATAACAAGCCGGTTGATGACCCATCGAAGGACGTCTGCAACGGAACACTCACTGCCTGCAAACTGCGTTTTGGCGAGCATAACGAACTGCCGTTTGGCGGGTTCCCTGGCACGTCGCTGATAAGGAGCTGATATGCGCCAGAAAACGATTGAGGCGATACAGGCTCATGCTGCAGCTGATTACCCGCGTGAGGCGTGTGGCTTGATTGCTCAAAAGGGACGAGTGGAGCGCTATTTCCCCTGCCGGAACCAGGCCCGCGAGTCGAGCGATAATTTTATTCTGGCGCCGGAGGATTACGCAGCGGTAGAGGACTGGGGAACGATCATCGGCATTGTTCACAGCCATCCTGATGCGACCACGCAACCCAGCGAACTGGACAAGGCGCAGTGCGATGCAACTCTGCTCCCCTGGCATATCATCAGTTGGCCGGAAGGAGATCTGCGTACCATCCATCCACGCGGGGAGTTGCCTCTCCTCGGCCGACCATTCGTACTTGGCCACTACGATTGTTGGGGATTGGTGATGAGCTATTTCCGGCAGACCCACGGCATCGAGCTGCACGATTACCGCTTTGATTATCCCTGGTGGGAAAATGACTATCCAGAAAATTTCTACCACGATTGTTGGTATGAATGTGGTTTCCGTGAATTTAAAGGCCCACCGCAGTCCGGAGATATGGTTATCATGCAGGTGCAGTCGGACAAATGGAACCATGCCGGGATCCTTCTGGATGGTAATATGCTCCTGCATCATCTGTATGGTCATCTCAGTCAGCGTGTACCTTATGGAGGTTATTGGATGGACAGGACGATGAAAGTCGTCAGATACAGTAAATATGATAGAATCTGTTCAAATCGACTAATGGAGTGATATAAGTGACTAAATACATCTTACTGATTGCATCTATTTTTGTGACCGCTGCACATGCAGAACAATCATCGATAACCGAAAAATTAAATAACACAGCAAGTAATATTTGTATCAATAGCCATAACCCTTCCTCATGTGAAAAGTTATTTTTTTCAACTATGAGTTATCTTGTTGCAAATGAAAATGTTTACATTGAATGCTCAAATATTTCAGCGGCGCAGCGTGATGACACATGTCGAGAAGCAAAAGAAATACATGACTTTATAATGTCAAAATAAATATTGAGACAAATACTTTATGAAGTAGTTGTTTGTTTTTAACGTTTTTTAGAAAAGGCCATTTTGTGGCCTTTTCTTTTGGAGCTGAAATGAAAGAGGTTATGTCTCGCATTGAATTAAATGGACCATTAGGTAAAAAATTTGGGAACGTTCATTATCGGCTTATTTCTACCACGAAGGAGGCAGTAGTTGCATTAGCAAAAACAATTCCTGGCTTTGAAAAGTTCATGATTACCAGTAAAGATCGTGGACTAACCTACGCGGTGTTTAAGAATGAAAAAAATATAGGGTTGGATGACCTAGGTTTCCCTGTAAAAGGTGAGGTAATACGAATAACACCAGTTGTTATTGGGAGTAAAAAGGCTGGCCTTTTACAAACTATTCTCGGTGCAGTGCTTGTGGTCGCGGGGTTCATCTCCACATTCACTCCTGCTAATGCCGCTGCACCATATCTTTATAGTATGGGCGCATCAATGATGCTTGGAGGCGTGATCCAGATGCTCTCTCCTCAGCCTGCGGGGCTGGCCCGTAAAGAATCACCGGAAAACAAAGCCTCCTATGCTTTTGGTGGTGTCACAAATACCGCCTCACAGGGCTACCCCGTAGGGCTTCTTTACGGCAAACGGCGAATTGGTGGGGCCATTATTTCCGCAGGGATCTACGTGGAAGATCAGCAATAAATAAAGAGGCCGATTTATCAGCCTCTACCGGGAGTTTTTATGGATTTGATAAAAATGATAGAGCAGATCCCATTAAGGGAATGTAGGGCTATTCCCTTCCGTGAGAGCCTGGTTCAGCCTTTTGGTGGCTTTGAAGATGCTGTCAAACGTACAGTTCAGCGCTTCCCATGTGTCGAGCTCTCCATCCCCATACGCATTGAAAACCAGCCTGATTCTGTATCCATCTCGCTGGTTAGCAGGCAGCATGATGAAATCTGTAGGTGCGAGCTGGATATCGATAATAGAATTGAAGAAATTGGTCCGTTCTACCTGCAAATACAGCGATGACATCCTCATTAACCATGTGGCAACATTTTTATTGCAGTTGTGCTGATGTTGCCTTAGAAAGAACTCCACCCGACCATCAATTTTATGAGTGAACTTAAATAAAGGATCGGTATTCATAATAACACCATCCCTCAATGCGCAGTCGTTCGTTTCAAAACTCGAGTCTGGACCATTTATCCATTTCAGAAATGAATAAAACGTCTGGACGGCAGGTTTGCTTTCGTAAGGCTTGAAGTCTTCAAGCACTTCAGTGATCAGTTGCGGATTTTCAATGAAATTAGAGTAAAAAC